GCTGCGATCTCGGCGATCTTCTCGTCGATGGGGCCGCGCATGTTGACCTTGAGGATCTCGCCGACAGCCTTGTAGTCGATGTGGATCACCATCAGCCGACCGCCCTTACTGCGTTGATGACGACGACGTGCCCTTGCCAGTCGCCGACCTCGCCGTCGATCCGACAGACGATGGTCCCCTCGCGCGGGATCTCCACCATGTCCGTGAACCGGGCGTCAGTACCGGCCGGGGCGAACACGGTCCAGCCTGTGACGACACCTGTGCGCCCGCGCTGCGTGGGCTCGGTCGACGTCGTCGGGGAGATGAGGCAACGGGTCACGTCGATACGTGCAGTCGTGGAAGGGATCGGGTCGCCGTAGGAGTCGAACCCGCCAGGGGTGTCCCGCAGCAACGTCACAGTCTCCTTGCCCCTCATGGGCGCGGAGGAAGGCGGTAGTGGTCGAGCGTTGCCAACTCGCTGGTAGTGAAGCCCGAACCAACCTCGTACTGGTCAGCGAACGGACCGGCCTGCGTGCGAGTCAGGCGGTCCGGGTTACCCTGCGACCGCGACGCCAACGCCAGGATCACACCGGCTAGGTCGGGGGCCTCTTCGAAGCCGTGAGTCATGACGACGACGACCTTGCCGAGCTCGCTCGACCAATGGCAGACGTTTGCGAAGTACGGTCCGTGAGGTACGTATTCGATGACGCCGATCGGCGACCATGTGTAGTCGTCGACGGTCAGCAGCGTGCCGTCGTAGGTCACTGACGTGATGGCCGTGACGTACAAGCTGGGGAGGATCTGAGTGCCATTGCCAGACCCGTCGAGGGTCACGCTGTCATCGGCGATGCTGGGCGTGACATGCCACTGGCAGTACCGGCGCACGTCAGCGGTCGCTTGGTCGATGAGCTGCTGCGCGTCACCGGCCTGATACGCGGTCAGGTCACCAGTGACGACGATGGGGTTACTTGTCACCGGACTTGTTCGGCGCGGTGCGCGCCTTGTTCGCCGGGGCAGGAGCCTGCTTGGCCTCGACCCGCTGAACCGGCTTCGCGCCGATCCGCTTCGCCTCGGCGTCGTCGAGCAGGACGGTATGCGGCAGTCCGGCGATGTCGATCGTGTATTCCTTCATCGTGTATTCCTCTCCCTCTCGGACGTTGAGGGGCCGACCATCAGCCGGCCCCTCACGTCAGGTTCGATCAGAGCAGCGTGACCTTCACAACGCCGAGCGGGATACGCAGGGCCAGGGCCACGCGCTCCTCGATGCGGGTCGTGACGATGTTGGACGTGAACTTGCCGAGGTCACTGTTCGTGGACTCGACCCGCACACCGCCCTTGCGGTACACCGTGCCGGACTGCTTGAACGCGCCGACGATGGCGGTCCCTGCGGCGGTTGCCGTGGTGACCACAGTGGTCAGACCCCACAGCGGCGGCTGGCTGATGACTCCACCGTTGCCGTACTGGCCGGAGAAGAAACCCCCGCCGAAGTACTGACCGTTGGCGTCCTTGGACAGCCGCAGCTTCTGGTAGTCCGCAGGGTTGATGATGATGCCGTCAGCCGGCAGTCCCGTCGCGGTCTGAACCTTCGTGATCGCACGGAACAGCGCGTCCTGGGCTGAGTCGGGCGAGATGGCCTGAACCTCGGTCTGGATGCCGACGCGGTTGAGCAGGCCCTGCACGGTTGAGCCCGTGCCTGCGCCGCTGACCAGCTGTGCCTCTTCGACCATCGACAGCCGGTAGAGGCCACGGTTGTTGATCTCAGAGACCATGAACGGGAGGTCTTCGACCATCTCGTCCGAGGTGTCCCACCATCCGGCGATCTTCTTCAGAGCGTCGGTGACAGGGGTCGGGTCCGCGTTGTGGAACTGCGGCTTGGCGCCACTTTCAGCGACGGTCGCGAAGTCGCCTTCGAGTGCGCCCTCGATGAAGTAGGTGATCGCGTTGCCGGACAGGGTGCCGGCACTGAGCAGGTCAGCGACGACCGGGCCGGGGCGGTTGGCGTGGACGATGGTCCGGTCAACCTCAGTCAGCATCAGGCCGAAGCCTGTCGTGACCTGCGGGTCAGTGGCAGCCTTGACGTACTCAGGCGCTGACACGGTGTGACCGCTGATCGCCTTTAGGCGGGCGAACCCGGCCTCACCGACACTCTTGGCGAAGTGCTCACCGAGGGTGCGGGCGATCTCCGGTCCGTCCTTGGGCTGGCCGCCCTCCTTGGCTTCCGGGGTGAGGGCCTTGAGACGACCGAGACGCTCCTGGTCCTCGTCGGCGGACTTGATCTGGACGTCGAGTTCCTCGACCTCCTTGAGGTGAACTTCGACCTGCGACTTCTCGTCGTCGGTCATGGAACGGACTGCGGACTTCGCGCCTTCGACGATCGCCTGTGCGGCGACGAGGGCGGCTGTCCGCTTCTGCCTTGGGTTCATTACTAGATCCTTTCCAGAATCTTGATGCGGATGGATGCCGCCAGGTCGTCAACGGACACGTCGGGGCTGGGCTCCTCGGACTTGGCCCCGGAGGGCTCCTCGTCCTTGGCCGGACCGCTCGTGCTGGCCTTTCCCTGGTCTGCCTCGGCTGCCGAGATGACGGTGCCGATGGCCTCCTGCGCGGAGCGCAGGGAGTCGATGTGCTTGGCCGCGAGGACGCGACCAACCTTGAGTCCGTCAGCCGCGAGAGCGTCCACGGCGGCCTTGACGGCCAGGACTTCGGTCTCCTGGTTGGCGCCGAGCGTCACCACAGAGACCTCGTAAAGCTTGAGCGTGCGCAGTTCGAACGTCGTGTTACCGTCCGTGGTGACCGGTCCGCCGTCGATGACGTCGTAGGCGAACGACATCTGCGTCACGCGGCGACCCTTGAGCAGCCGGTATACCTGCGCGGCCTTGGGCGCGTCGAGGTCGAGTTGCGCAGTGATGAGCAGACCGTGGTCATCCTCAGCGGCGGTGACGACGGCCCCGATGTTGGAGAACGGGTCGAACGAGTCGTGACCCCACAGGCACGGGATCGAGTCACCCGACGCCGCCCACTCCGCGAGGGTGTCCGTGAATGCGCCTTTGACGACGGTGTCGCCAAAGGAGTCCTCGTTGCCGAAGACGGACGCGTAGGCGGTGAACTGGCCGTCGAGCAGCCCATCGGCGGGGCCTGCGGCCTTGATCTTGACGGACGCGGTCTTGATCTTCATCGAGACTCCTAAGCGATGTTGATATCGAGCGAGCAGTTGCAGTTGGCGACCTCATCAGCGCCACCCGATGAGTCACCGGGCCATGCCATGTCGTTGCTGAAGTTCTCTGATAGAGGCACGGTTTCGCCGCTCATCGCTGCATGGGCTGGGCGAGGATTGGGACCGGTAACCCACGTCTTGGTGGCTTTGTCACCGGCAACCTGACTGGTGGCCTCAACTGTGGCGAAGGCCGACAGCATCGTCACCGCACCTACCGCGATGTCAGTTGAGCGTGAGCCCTCAGCAACATCGAAGACGTTGGTCACCGTGGCGCTTGGGTCATCCTCGGTCAACGCCGCGTCGATCGCAGCCTTGGTCGTGGCGTTGATGGACTTCGCCGAACGGTCGGACGCCTCACGCAACCATGCGAGGGTGCGGTCAGCGTCATACTGATCGGGAGCAAACCCGATCGACTCAAGGGTCTTGGCTGACACCTCTCCAGTGACCAGCACCGCGAGGCGGTAGAGATCGTCAGAGAGTTCGCCATCCCACCGGGGCTCATCCCAGAAGTCCTCGGCAGCCTTCACGCCCAGCGCCGTCTTGACGACCGCGCCCTGTCGGCGGAAGAACTTACGCATCACCTCGGCGTGTTTGTCCTCGTAGGACTGTGGCGCACGCGCCTTGAACTGGACCGGGCCACCCTTGGGAGGGGCGCTGTCACGCGGTGACGCCTGCCCGCCCGTGAGGACGTTCAACGGCACGACCAGCGTGTCAGCGTCAGGGATGCTGGGCAGGTTCATCCGGGCACGAGCCTCAGAGCGCAGCATGTACGGGGCGCCGACCGAGGCCGACAGTGCAGTGACCTGCTCCTCGAAGTTGCCCTGCAGCTTCTCCGCGATGTTGAACTCCACATAGACACCCGGGCGCGGGTCGAGGACCGGCACGAGGAACGTGTTGAATCGGTCTTCGAGTTGATTGAAGAGGGGGCCGAGAGTGTCGCCGTAGAGCATCTTGCGGAACTCGCGCACGTTGGAGAAGTTCGCGCCGGTGTTGTCTCCGAGCATTGTCGGATTGGCGTGGTATACCCCAGCGACGGTGGCAAGAGCCAGTTTCGCGGCCTCAACAAACTGCTGCTCGTGGGCGTTGAAGTCGAGCTTACTGATGGTCATGCCGTCCTCAAGGATCGGCGTGCCACCACCTTGCGAACCGTCGCCCGTGAACTTGGATTTCCAGTCCTTACGGAACGACTCGCGCGCCTCAGGCGCCCACGGCTTATCGGCCGGCCGGGTGATGACGGATGAGATCCGACCACCGCGCTGCCACACCTGCTGGCGATGCGCCACTGCCATCATCTGCTCAGCGAGAATCGCCTTCAGCGCGGCCACGGGTGACGAGCCGTAGCGGGTATCGGTCGGGTTCCATCCGTGAAAGTCGATGACCGACTCGGCCGGGAGGCGAACCTTGGACACGCCGCCGTTGACCTGCACCATGTAGGACGAGTATGCGAAAGCATCGCCGCCCTGTGGGGTCACCCAGTCGGGAGGGAGTCGGTACAGCGCCCACCCTGATGGGGCATTTGCGTCCTTGGCGAAGTGCAGGTAGGCAACGTCGTACAGGGCCAGGTCAGCGACGACCCCGTAGATCAGCTCATAGACCGTAGTGCTGGCGTTGGGTCGCTTCAGAACCTCGGCCATCGCTCCATCGCGCAGCCGCTGACGGTCGGTCTCCCCTAAGCGCAGGAAAGTCTGAGGTGCGCACTGTGCGACGTTGCGCGCCAGGAATGTGACCACCGTGCGCAGGTGCGGCTGAGTGCGCCACACCTCAGCTGGGCTCATACCCAGCACCTCGTCATGGATCAGGCTCGGGCCGTAGGTGACCTCTTGCCCCTGGTATGTAGCCGGGTTGCCATTGAGACGCTTCAGGAAGTCGAACATCCCCATTCTCAGATCACCTCGACCCTTCCTGATGCGTAAGCGGACACGAACTCGACTTCGACGGGGCGATTGAGTAGCCACATCGCACCGTTCGCGGCGATCAGTGGGGCGATGTCAGTAGGTGAATGGCGCCGATCCCAGAGCCACCCGTCGCCAGATGGCTTGGTCACAGCGGTTGCTGCGGCGACGTCAAGGACAGGCTGCGGAAGATGGTCGAAACCGTTGTCGCGCACCAGGTCGTAGAAGCCACCTGAGCCAGCGCCAAGGTCCGGGCCTTGCCAGTCCACAATCGGCACGCCCGCAGCAGCGAGGACAGGCAACAGGCCCGACACGGGGGCGCCACGGGTCTGGCCGGTGACAGCCTCAATCAGGTCGACGCGCTTCGAGTCCTGCAGCCACGGCAGGACCCACTCGACACCGGCCCGCGAGGCGACGATCTCAACCTGCGGGCGACCACGGTCGTTGATCCCAGCGAACGCGACGTGCGCGCGGCTGCGATCGTGTGACACGTCAATGCAAGCCTTGACCTTGCCGACGATGGCCGGCAGCGCAGGAGGTCGGACCGTGCCTGCCTCCCATGAGCCGGGAGGGAACGGTCCCTCCAGGGAACCGTCCGACCACTGGCACAGAACCTCGGTACGGTAGACCCACTCGGGGTCCGTGCGTCGGGCGGCGGCGATGGCCCGCTCGGTAATCGTGTAGCCGAGCGCGGGGTTGGCCTGCGCGATCCCGTCAAGGTCGTTGAGGTCACAGCCAGGAACAGCCGACCACTCGAAGATGGCGAGCGAGTCATCGCCGTCAAGTTCCTCGGCGACCTCGGCATCATCCGGGGCGGCGTCGGTTACGTCCTGCAAACCGTCAGGGTCACCGAGCGCGACATGGGCGATCTTGCGCAGGAATCGCAGCACGATCGACGCCGCGTCCCCAGCGTTTGACGCTGCCCAGACCTGAGCCAGCGCCCGAGCCAAGGTCGTCTTGGTGACCGCGCCCCACGCGTCCCAGGACTGGTGTTCACGCAGTTCGTCCATGAGGACCAAGTCACCCGAGAGACCACGTCCGCCGCGGCGGTTGGTGGCCTGCACCTTGTACCGCTCGCCCTGGCGAAGCTCGAGGGACTTCTTGCCGTTCGTCTTGACGACTCGCTCGATCTCATCGGCGAGCTCGGGCACGTCCTCGGCGATGTCGACCGCGCCCTGCCAGACCTCCTCGGCAATGTCGAGGTTCTGCGCGGTGCCGATGACCAGCGACACGCCGCGCACGTACATGAAGAACAGCGCGAGGAGTTGCAAGAAGGTGCTCTTGCCGTTCTGTCGAGCGACGAGCAGGACCACTGTGCGGAACCGAAACGTCCCGTCAGGCAGCAGTTCGAGCGCGTGCAGCGCCAACCACTTCTGCCACGGCATGAGCTCCATGCCGAGGATGTCGCGAGTGAAGTCGATCAACGCGAAGCCGAGCGTCGTCTTGCGGGTCAACTTCCGTAGCGGTGGGGTGAAGATCCGAGGCGTCTCGGTGCCGAACCGCTTAGGCCGACTTGCCACCGTTGATCTTGCGGAGGTGCGCGAGCTTGCCACCCGGCGCCTCCTTCTTCTCATCCAGCCGCACCCGGCCGGCAGGAGTCAGACCCAGCGCGTCGCACGCCTTGAGGTATGTCGGGATCGTCACGTTGTCCAGCGAGCGTGGCTTCCTCGGGTCGGTATCAACGTCTGCGTCAGCGTCGGCGTCCTGACCATCGGAGATGGCGTCGATGGTGCGGGCCAAGTGGCGCAGGACTTCAACGGCGCCAGCGTCGAGCAACCCGAGGTGCTTCGCTGCCTTGATCGAAGCCTCAGTGGCGGCGAGCACCGTGTCGAAACCGGACATACGGGACTCCTCGCGGCGTTGAGGGTACCCCCCTAAGGTATCGGGGGGAGAGAGTTCACTAGCGGCGAAATGAACTAGCCGACGTGGGGACAGCGATTGCGACGCCCCTACCCCTCGATGGTCCACGATTCGGCTTGACGTTGCGCCTCGATGTTGTGTCGGACGACGATGCGACGAGCTTTGCGGTCGGCGTTGGTTCGACCCCATGCGCAGCAGGAGGTCCAGTAGTCGCCTTGCCTCGGTCCTTCGAGCGCGATCATGTAGTGCCAGCGTCCTGTGCGGGTGACGGTCGCATGCCATGGTTGCTCGCTCATGTGCACCTCACCAGTCTCTTGATGTCGTCCCGATGCTGGGCTTGGCGTCTCTGTCGCCTGCTTCCTGGTTGCACAGGAGGTGGCTGCTGCCGAGGTTGGATGGTTCCTCAGCAAGGTGGGGATACGCGGAGCGCGAGAGCTTGTGCTCGGTCGAGTAGGAGCCAGGGTCGGGCCATTGCAGCGCGTAGTTGATGGGCTGCCCACAACGCCAGCACGGTAGGCGCTTGGCTCGCTGGTTGGCCTTGAGTCGGACCCATCGTGCGCCACGTCTGCCTGCGTTGGGGCCGCTCATGTCATCCCATCGTCCGGTGCCGTAAGACGAGGGTGCCGCAACCGGGCGCGGTGCAGATGTTAGGCGGGGAGACTGGCATCAGCCATGTCGCGGGTGAGCGTGATCCTGGCGTCGAGCAGCTCGTCGATGCGCTCCGAGAACCGTCGGACGTTGGGCAGGTCGGGGGCTGCCACTGCGCGGGTCAGCATCTTGCACAGGGTGGTGAGCGCTTCGTCTATCTCAGCGAGGCTGACGTCTGCGCGTCGTGTGATCGTCATGGCTCGAACACTGCGAGAACCTTGTCGACGTAGTCCTTGATGCCAACGTGGATCTGCTGCATCTCGACATGGTCGGGGTTGAGACGGGCGCCGCCTTCTCTGATCTGTTCCATCGCCTCGTTGAGGGCCTGTTGCGGGTCAGTGACCATGTCGTACTCGATGACGATGACCAGTCGCTCACCCATGACGACCTCCCGAAGTTTGACCCTCTCGGGCTGGGTTGCTGACCGTGGGCTCTGGGCCGTATTTGTGGCGTCAGTCCAGCAGCGACGAGAGGGAGTGTGTGGGTTATGCAACTGCGAGGTTCAGGTCTGCGATGAACGCCAGTAGGTCGTCTTCTGGACGGAACCATTCGCCTTGCTCGCGGAGATGCGCGAACGCAGTGTGGCACTGTCGCTCATTGAGCCGAGTGCCCGGCAGGAACCCGAGCACTTCGTCATGCGGAATGGCTTGGAACCGAGCCAGTGTGTTCGACGTGAAGCCGATCTTGATCCGGTCCCGGAAGCGCAGGAAGTAGACGTAACCCGGCGCGGGCTCGGTCTC